CAGTTGAGTTCACTATGAATGACTTCAGGTTTTGTAACTAGTGCAGGTTCATGCGGAAAAGGCTGAGGTTTTAGCTCTTCACACTCGTTAGAAAGCCCTGCAGGAGTACCGTTTACACCACCGAGTACTACACCATTTTTAGTAACTAGACACGAACCTACTTGCGCTCTTTTTGCTTTAGATAACTTTGCATAAAGCATTGCTGTGCCCATGTAAAGTTCGTCAGTTTCTTTTTGACTTGCCATATTATCCTCTCAAGTAACCATAGTATTTAATTTCAGCTTCTTCTCTTGCTTGAATTGCATCCTCAATATTTGAAAATGAACCGAGATAAATTTGCTTATCATTAAAACGAATAAAAGCTGTCCATTTATCATTCTTTCTATGATAACCTACACCAGTCTTGCCTGACTTATTATCTGATCTTTTTCTTTGATTATAAGCTTGCTCGGACTGTGTTGACCACCTGCAATTATCTTTATTGTAGTTACCATTAACATTAATTCTGTCAAGTTCATACCCATCAATGTAGGTTTCTCCCATGTCCTCAAGAAAAGCAGAGAAATTAATCCATCTCACATCATATGTTATTCCTCTACCACCATACGAACTATACCTTTTATTTTTAGGATTATCACATCGTTCTTTCATCCCTCTCCAAGAATTGTAAATTGGTTTCTTGGTTAAACCATGACTTTTAGCTGGCATATACTCTTACTACTTTCTCAGGGTCAAATTTAACGTGAACTTTATCACGCAACGCAACAGCTTCTTCGTAGGTATCTACAGTGCAATGCCGTTTTGCATACTCAGTCAAATACCACCAGTAAACATCCTCGTTTTTAAAGGTGACACGTTCTTTATATTCCCATCCAATAAAGCAACGTCTACGTACAGCAAACTTACCGTCTGCAAATTGAACAATGTGAGGTTTAAACGGATTGTAAAATTTAGGCAATTTGATACTCCTTAATTCCTTCTGGGTGTGTATAACGAACGATCTTAACACCAAAACCTTTGAGCATAGCTTTGCAAGTTGGACACGGTGCTGCTACTGCCATTGTACCATCATTGTGAAAACGCTGCACAAAGATGCTATGAATATTCTTGCGACCAGAAGCTAGTACAGCAGAGAGTTCAGCGTGAAGTTTGTCCTTTTGTTCAGACTCTCCAGCTTTAACGGCAAAGTGCTTCATCAAGGGGTGACTACGACTGTAATCATTCACACCAGTACCAAGTACTTTACCTTTGCGGTCAAAGCAGGTAGCAATAATTTCATAGCGTTTACGTGTCAATTTAACGTCCCATTTGTTTCTTGAGTTTATGTTGAATACGTGCAAGAGCAACGTGTTGTTTTTTCATCTTGCGTTGTTTTGTACGATACTCATTCATTACGTTGAAGTACGGTTCACTACCTTTATCATCAGGATTACTCTTGTTCCAACACTGTTGAATACGAAGCTTTAGATTTTTAAGTCGCAGTTCATCGTTGGCTAGAACAAGTGCTAGACCATCTGTTAGCGTCTGCAGTTCAGCTTGTGTTAGAGCTAAAGGGCCAGCATTGCGTTCAAACGTAGTGCTCTTCAGTAACTTAGCTTCCTGCACAGGTTTACCTTGCATGGCACGTTCAGCTTTGGACCATACAATTTCAGCAAGCGCCAAATCACCATCTTCCAGTCCCATGCTGTTTACCATGTGTACAAATTCAGGTTTCAAGATCATGTCAGTTCCTTTCGGGTTTGTTTGTGAAGGTCTAACTGTAGCACAACTTTTCGCACAACACAACAAATAAATTTAAATTATTTTGCAGCAAAGGTATTGACAAGAACTTTAAAATCCTATAGAATTGCGTCTAACGGGGAACGGGGCAACGATAGGGACAAGCGATAGTTGACAAGCTCAAGTTTCAAAAACTCAGTTTCAATTTAAGTATAACTTAAGTTATAACTGAAGTTAAATACAAGTTTAATCACAAGGTAAAGGAGTAAGATATGAATGAAATGAATACAACATCACAAGATAAACCTGTAGTATACTATGCAGGTGTAGCAAAGGTTTGGCATTGGGATGGCAACCCTGCAGTACCTGTAGCAAGTCTACCTATTGTACTAAATCATCCAAGATTAGGTACTTGTTACAATGTTCGTACATCAAAGATTTTGCATCAGTATTTTGATGGTACAATTGAGACAATGAACACAATCTACAAACCAGTAGCATCGGAAGGAATGGATCATGAAGTTTAAGAAAACAGACGTTAAAAATGTTCGTCTAACTTGGCAAGAAGTCAAAAGTGATGGTACAATCTCATCTCGAACTTACGCTTGTGATGATAAGAGTGCAAGCTGGCATCTGATGCAAATGCGTAAGAGTCCTACTCTCAAGAATATTAAGATGGAGAAACTATGAGTGATATCGCAGAAGAACGTATGCAAAATGCAATTGATGAACTAGAGCAAGAGAACCGTCTGTTACGTGCCCGTAATGATCGGTTGGAAAAAGAATTTGTTACTGAACTTGATAGTCTCGGTAACCGGAATTTACATCTGCGTATGGAAAATAATCAGTTAAAAGCTGGTCAACCCACCCGACAGCAGATTATTGCTGGTGCTAAAGCTTTGAATAAACGATCAGCAGAAATCTGTGGAATTGATGGAAGCGATCAATGGAAGTTCTACAGTGAAGAACTCATCGAAGATGCTCGTGTGGTGTTGACTGCAGCTTTTAACTTGAAAGGATGATATGAGAAAGAAAATTGTATTAAATTATGATGCATCTACAGGTTTTATATATGATGCCAATGATGTTTACATTGCATCTAATCTTACGCTAACACCGTTTGATGATATTGCTGATCAGAAATCAGGTGTTGCAATTGATGATCTAGTCAAGTTGCGTAATGCAGGATTTAGCACTGAAGAAATCATTGAATTGAAACGTAAGGATTTGCTATGAAATACTTTGTAACTATTAAAGTTGAAGAAACACTTGTCATTGATGATGTGTGCAGTGAAGCTGAAGCTATCAAACGAGCAATTGAATGCTTTGATCCGACAGCACATGATCCTGAAATCGCAGAAACATGGAGTGATGAAGATGACTACTGAAACTATTATTTGTAATGCAATTTTGACACCTGACGGTACTTACTTGCGTAGCTACAATCGACACGACTACAAAGAGCATTGGGATGTAGAAGCAGAAGAACTTTACATTGTAGATGGTGGTACAGATTACTTGCGCCGTAGTTTAAATAAAACACCTGCTGCAGATTGCTCTGTGTACTTAAGTGACTCCTTTGAAATGATTCGTCAAGCTTTCGTATGGAAGAGCTATGGTAAGAACATGGAGCATCTACCGCATGGAATTTATATTGAGTTGTACAACATGGAAACAGACCATATTCATGCTATACTTCAAACTCAGCAGCATATCAAAGGTACTTACGTTGAGATGCTATTCAAGAAAGAACTTGTGTATAGAACAGGTACTGTAACTTTAGGAGAAAACAATGTCTGATGTAGAAGCTTTTTGGGCAAAGGTAGCAGCTAAATTTGGAGACAATCGCACTTGGTATCAGTTGAACCCTATGGAACAAATTACTATTATTCAGGCAATAAATGCTATCCTTAATGTGCTAAAAGTCAATTAATACTTGATTTCCTATTAAATATCTGCTATAATTATAAAGCAATAGTTGAAAACTAATTACTTTCAGCGACAAGAGCAGCTTCCCGTGGCTGCTTTTTGCTTTGTATTTTACGGGTGTTTGACGGGAAATTATTTATGTATAAAAAGTGCAGTAAATGTAAAGAAGAAAAGTTATTTAGTGAGTTTAGTAAACATAAGTCTCAAAAAGATGGATACCACAATCAGTGTAAATTTTGTGTAAAGTCTTATAGGGAACTTAATAAAGAAAAGATTTCAGATTATAATAAAAAATACTACCAGTGTAACAGAGAAGATATTATAGCATATCATGCAGAATATTATGCCTCAAACACGGAGCAAATCTTAGTAAAGGCTGCTGCATATCGTGAAGCTAATAAAGATAAAATTTCCTTACAAAATGCAGAGTATCGGAAAGTAAATAAAGAGCAAATTTCACTACAGTACAAAGATTACTATCAAACGAATAAAGATAAACTTTCAAAGTCTTTTGCAGAATATTACCAAGCTAATAAAAAGCATCTTGCATACCGAATTAGAGAGTGGCGGCAAATCAATAAAGAGAAAGTTAGTGCTCATAATTCTAAAAGAAGAGCTACAAAACTTAACGCTACACCAAAATGGTTGTCTGCAGAAGATTATATAAAAATTCAAGAATTATACGAAATAGCTCAGGCTTTCAGATTGTACACTGGTCAAGAGTATCACGTAGATCACATTGTACCACTGCAAGGTAAAAATGTCTGTGGTTTACATGTACCGTGGAATTTACAAGTTCTTGAAGCATCAGAGAATTTAAGTAAACATAACAAGTTTTTAGTAGATTAAGTAAACACCCTGGGTTAATTCCTAGGGTGTTTTTTTTGTCTAAATTTGTTGTACCAGCAAAAAGTTGTGCTACAATACAACTTCACAAACTTAGAAGGAGCACCTATGATTCCAGAAAATTTTCGGCCAATTTTAGCTATCGAACATAGCAAAGTAAAGACACAACCTAGTAATATGTATATGTCTGAAAAGCTAGACGGTATTCGCTGCATTATCTTTGGTGGTGTAGCTTACAGTCGTAGTCTTAAGCGTATCCCTAACTTGAGCATTCAAGCTTATGTACAACAGCATGCAGAAGCTATGGAAGGTATGGATGGTGAACTTATCGTTGGTGATAAGAACGCACCTGATGTATTTAACCAAAGTACTTCTGGAGTGATGCGTATTGAAGGTGAACCTGACTTCACCTTTTGGGTGTTTGATCGTTGGCATCCTAGAGCTATTTGGGTTGAGCGTTATGCTTGTTTGGTAAATTTTTGCAAACTACCTGATCGTGTTGCACTTCTAGTTCACCATCCAGTAGAAGATATGTATAACATTGATGAGTTCGAAGTTGAAATGCTGGCGCAGGGTGCTGAAGGTATCATGCTGCGAGATGCTGATGCTAAATACAAATGCGGAAGGTCTGGTACTAAAAATCCTGAACTACAAAAAGTAAAACGCTTTGTTGACAATGAATTTGAAATCATCGGTTGGGAGCCTAAGTACACCAACACCAATGCTGCTACAGTCAATGAATTAGGGCGTACAGCACGTTCTACAGCTAAGGATGGTATGGTAGCCCTAGATACAATGGGATCGTTGATTCTACGCACCTCTAAAGGCGATACATTCAGTTGTGGTAGCGGTATGACTGACGCTATTCGTGAAGACTTGTGGGAACGCAGGGAAACATTGATGGGTCAACTTGCAAAGGTTAAGTATTTTGACGTTGGAAACGGGTATAATGTACCGAGATTTCCTGTTTTTGTTGCAATTAGACACAAGGATGATTTATGAATAGAAATCAATTTTCAGATGTAACTTTTGAGGAACGACTTCAACTTGCTTTAGAAAAATGTATTAGAACAGATAATGGTTGTTTAGAATGGCAAGGTGCTAAAGCAGGTAGAGGTTTATATCCTGTAATTCGAGATAGAAACTCTAAACAAGAACGAGTGTCAAGAATTATGCTAGAGCGATCAGGGAGACAACGACCAAGTGATAAACATGTAGCCTGTCACGTTTGCGATAATCCTAACTGCATTGATCCTGATCACTTGTTTTGGGGAACTGTGCAGGAGAACGCACTTGACATGGTTAAGAAAAATAGACAAGGTATCATTACACCTGAACATCGAAGAAAAATAGTTGATGCAACTCGTAAGAGAATGCTTGATCCTGCACATAGAGCCTATATAATGAAAGACTTAGTACGAGATGAAAATGGGCGTTGGAAAAGAAAAGATCAGATTTAGTTGGTATCCGGCATAAGGATGATTTGTGATATTTTGACGGAAACAGAAAAGGAGTAAACTATGAGTGAACGAAAACTTGCAACTATTCGTAAGATTGCAGCTATTGAACCCATCGAAGGTGCAGACGCTATTGAAGTAGCTGTAGTCGATGGTTGGAAAGTTGTAGTTAAGAAGGGTGAATTTCAAGTTGATTCTCTAGCTTGTTACGTAGAAATTGATGCATGGATTCCAACAGAATTAGCACCATTTCTATCCAAAGGTAAAGAACCTCGTGAATTCGAAGGTGTAAAAGGCGAACGCTTGCGTACAGTAAAACTGCGTGGTCAACTATCACAAGGTTTGTTGCTACCGATTCCAGAAGACACTATCAAAGGTGCTGGTCATCTTGTTGCTGAAGGATTGGACCTCACAGAGCATCTTGGTATTATCAAGTGGGAACGTCCAATGAATGCTCAACTCGCTGGTATGGCACGAGGTAATTTCCCTGCACTAGTACCAAAGACTGACCAAGAGCGTATTCAAAACCTTACTCGTTCTTTTGAGCAGTATCAACTTGATAGCTGGTCTATTACAGAAAAACTTGATGGTTCATCTTGCACGTTCTATCTAGACGATGAAGATGTATTTCACGTATGCTCACGCAATCTTGATCTGAAAGAAGATGAAGCAAATTCATTCTGGAAAGTAGCACGTAAGTTTCAGATTGAAGATGTTATGCGTAGGAATTCAATGAAGGGTATGGCAATTCAAGGTGAGATGATCGGTGAAGGTATCCAAGGTAATCAGTACAAAGTACAGCTTGACTTCTACGTATACGATATGTACAATGTTCATACAGGGCAATACATTTTGCCAGTGCAGCTTAAAGCAGCGTGTGAAAAGCTTGGGTTGAAGCATGTACCTATTCTTGTAGAAGCTACTGAAATTAAAGAGCAGACGATTCAAACTCTGTTAGAATATGCAGAGGGCAAATCTGTCCTCAACGGTAGTGAACGTGAAGGTGTAGTTTTCAAGAGTAACAGTATTCATGATCGCAGCTTTAAGTCAATTAATAACAAGTGGTTACTAAAGAATGAATAAGGAGTAGATTTGGCAAATTTCGTTAAACATACCAATTGCGAAGAGTGCGGTAGTTCAGACGGTAAAGCAGTGTACGAAGGTGGCTCTTCACATTGCTTTGTATGTGAGCACACAGTACCTTCTAGTGAATTCAAGGAACAAAATCCTAAGAAGTCATCTAAAGTTAAAACATCAGTTACAAAGGAAGAAAAGAGTATGGAAATTAAACCAAGTGGTAAACCTGTCATGACAACCGAAGAGAATGACTACATCAAATCTGTAACTGGTGTATCAGGTAAAGGTTTTCGTGGCTTAAAAGATGAAACTACAAAACCCTTTGGTGTACGCTATGCGTATAACAATGATGGTGATGTTGAAGAACAATACTACCCCGCAACACAAGATGGTCAAATTGTAGGATATAAAATTCGTGAAGTACCAAAGAACTTTTATTCTAAAGGTCGTACTGGTGCTGACTGTCAGTTGTTCATGCAGTTTAAATTCAATCGAGGTGGCAAGTACATTTTGATTACCGAAGGTGAACTAGATGCGTTATCTGCTTATCAAATGTTTGTAGATTACAATAAAACTCGTGGTGGTGAATATGAACTTGCAGTAGTTAGTCCAACTACAGGTGCTAATTCACACAAGCAAATCGCTGCACAATATTCATTCTTCAATACATTTGATCAAATTATTGTTTGCTATGACAATGATAAAGCAGGTAAAGAAGCAGTTGAGGATGTAGTCAAAGCTCTACCAAAAGGTAAAGTCAAGATTATGCACATGCGATACAAAGACCCTAATACTTATCTTGAGCAGGATAAACAAGATGAATTTATTCGTAACTTCTATGAAGCTAAACGTTATACTCCTGTTGGTGTATTAGGTAGTGGTGATTTGTACGATAAAATCCTAGCACAAGCTACCGTACCAAAAGTACCGTTTCCACCCTTTATGAGTACGCTAAATGAAATGCTGGTAGGTGGTTTACCATTAGGTCACATCATCAACGTTGCAGCAGGTACAGGTCTTGGCAAAACATCCTTTGTTAACGAAATGATTTATCACTGGATTTTTAACTCACCGCATAAAATCGGTATTGTTTCAATGGAATTAGATTCAGGTCAATATGGTGA